GTTTGGCTAAAGGTGAAATTGGTGTAATTTTAGCACCTACAGGTGTTGGTAAATCAACCGTATTAACTAAGATCGCTAACCACGCATTTAACTTAGGGTTTAATGTATTACAAATATTTTTTGAGGACAATCCGAAGGTAATCCAAAGAAAACATTTCACTCTTTGGACTAAGATCCATCCTGACGAATTGTCAGAAAAAAGAGATCAGGTTATCGCTAAAGTTAAGGAAGTTGAAGAAACAATGTCAAATGAATTAATATTGAAAAAACTACCGTCTGATACTGTAACAATGTTACAAATTAAGAATCAAATTAGAAAAATGATTGCTGACGGTACTAAGATTGATATGGTTTTACTTGATTACATTGACTGTGTTGTCCCTGATAAAAATTTAGGTGATGAGTGGAAAAGTGAAGGATCGGTAATGAGAGCATTTGAGGCGATGTGTCACGAATTAAATTTAGTGGGATGGACAGCAACTCAAGGGAATAGAAATTCAATATCTTCAGAGGTGGTAACTACTGATCAAATGGGGGGATCCATTAAAAAAGCCCAAGTTGGACACGTTATCATTACAGTTGCTAAGACGTTACAACAAAAAGAAATGAAGTTAGCGACTATTGCTATCACTAAATCAAGAATTGGAGATGATGGTGTTGTTTTTGAAAATTGTAAGTTTGACAATGCAATGATCGAAATTGATACAGAAAGTTCAATGACATTCTTAGGATTAGAAGAAAAGCAAGAAGAAAGACAAAGACAAAGAGTCAGAGAATTGTTGGAAAAAAGACAACAAAAACAAAAAGACGAAACAAAAAACAATTAAAAAAAATTTAAAGAAAATGGAAAAAATATTAGTTGAAAATCCTAATAGGTTTGTCATCTTCCCTATCGAACACAATGACATATGGGAATTTTACAAAATGCATCAAGCGGCTTTTTGGACTGCGGAAGAAGTTGATTTAACCAATGATATACGTGATTGGGAAAAATTAACAGATAATGAAAAGTTCTTTGTGAAAAATGTATTATCATTTTTTGCGGCATCGGATGGAATTGTTAACGAGAATTTGGCGGAGAACTTCTATCGTGAAGTACAATACCCTGAAGCCAAATTTTTCTATGGATTTCAATTAGCGATGGAGAACATTCACTCATTAATGTATTCGTTATTGATTGATACATACATTAGTAACCCTAAAGAAAAAGACGAGTGTTTTAATGCGATTGAAAACTTACCGGCAGTAAAAAAGAAGGCAACTTGGGCTTTGAATTGGATTGAAAATTCCTCTTTCCAAGAAAGATTGGTTGCATTTGCGGCTGTTGAGGGAATTTTCTTTTCAGGATCATTCTGTTCTATATTTTGGTTAAAATCACGAGGTATTATGCAAGGATTGTGTAATGCTAATTCATTAATATTTAAAGATGAAAATTTACATTGTGATTTTGCCATCCATTTATTAAACAATCATTGTGAAGAAAAACCGTCTGAAAAAAGAATAAAAGAAATTTTGTTGTCGGCTTTAGAAATAGAAAAAGAATTTATTACTGAATCGTTACCTGTTTCATTAATCGGTATGAATTCAAATCTAATGAAACAATACTTAGAGTTTGTTGTTGATGGGTTACTTGTTAAATTTGGATGTAGTAAAGAATTTAACGTTGAACAACCATTTAAGTTTATGGAACAAATTGCTGTTGAAACAAAGGGTAATTTCTTTGAATCAAGAACGATGGAATATCAAAAAGCCAAACTAAATGAAACAATCACATTTGAAGAAGATTTTTAAATAAAAAAATATGATGTCACTTAAAATACTTAAAAGAGATGGGGATAATGTATCATTTAACCCACAAAAAATTTACAATCGTGTCAAACGAGCGTCAAAAGGTTTGAATGTAAATTCAGACGAGATTTTTATTAAAGTTATTACTTCAGTTCCAACTGAGGGTGAAATAACAACAAAAGAATTAGATAAACTTGTATATGAAATTGCGGCTTCTTATACTGGAAGTCATCACGATTATTCAAGATTAGCATCTTCAGTTGCCATTTCTTCATATCACAAAGAAACAAATTCTAGTTTTTCTGAAACTATGATGTTACTTTATAGTGATGGTATAATTCACGAAAAGTTGATTGAAACTATAAAAGAATACGGAGAAGACAGTATTGATGCTGTTATAAACCACGATAATGATTATAATTTTGACTATTTCGCTTGGAGATCATTACAAGAGATGTATCTATTAAAAAGACCTGATGGTACTGTGGTAGAGAGACCACAACATATGTATATGAGAATTGCATTATGGGTAACAGATACTTTTGTGGATGCTGTTGAATACTATAAATCATTGTCTAATCAACTTATTTCTAAAGCAACACCTATTATGATTAATTCAGGTACAAAAGTACCTCAATTAGCATCTTGTGTATTACATTATAATAATTCAGATTCAAGAAAAGGTTTATTAGATACCTTAACAGATATATCAACATTTTCTTCAGATGCTGCGGGTATTGGTTTATCGATGTCCAACATCAGAAGTAAAGAAAGTCGAATATCAAGTTCAGGTGGTTACGCTGGAGGGTTGTTAAAATACCTTAAAATTGTTAATGAATCATTACGATTCTTTAATCAACAAGGTCGTAGACCGGGATCTGCGGCAATTTATCTTGAACCATGGCATAAAGATGTAATAGATTTGTTAGATATTAAAAAGAACACTGGTGCTGAAGAACTAAGAGCACGTGATTTGTTTACAGCTCTTTGGTTACCTGATAACTTTATGAGGGCGGTTAAAGAAAATTCCGATTGGTATTTATTTTGTCCTAATGATATTATTAAAGCAGGATTAAAACCATTACAAGAATGTTATGGTGATGAATATGAGGAAATGTACAATAGGGCGGTACAAATGGGGTTAGGTAAAAAAGTTTCCGCACAAACAATATGGACTAAAATTATTGAATCACAAGTTGAAACAGGCGTACCATATCTTTGTTCTAAAGATAGTGCTAATAGGAAAACAAATCATCAAAACATTGGAGTAATTAAACAATCAAACCTTTGTAATGAAATTTATCAGTATACAGATGAAGAAACAACAGCAATCTGTACATTATCTTCAATAGTATTAAAAAACTTCGTTAAAAGTAATAAATTTGATTTTCAATTATTATTTGATGAAGTTAGAAAAGTCGTAAGAACTTTAAATAAAGTTGTGGATATTAATAATTACTCAACTCAAAAAGGTTTAAAAGGTGGTTTAGAACAACGAGCAATTGCTATTGGAACTCAAGGGTTGGCGGATGTATTTTATTTACTCGATTTAATCTTTACTGAAGAAGAAGCGAAAGTTTTAAACAAACAAATTTTTGAAACCATTTATTATGGGGCAATTTATGAAAGTAATGATTTATGTAAAAAAGGTAAGTATAAACCATACAAACATTTTAAAGGATCCCCAATGTCAAAAGGTGTTTTCCAATATGATATGTGGGGATTAACAGAAAACGATCTGTCAGGATATTGGGATTGGAATAAATTAAAGAATGATGTTAGTGAATATGGAGTGTGTAACTCATTATTTACGGCACAAATGCCTGTAGCATCTTCCGCAAAAATTACTGGATCTTTTGAAATGACTGAACCGGCTCACTCAGCTCTATTTAACAGACGTGTAGTTGGGGGTGAGATTATGATTGTAAACAAATATCTAATTGCTGACTTTGAGAAAATTGGAATATGGTCTGAGGACTTAAAGAATGAAATCATTATGAATGAAGGTTCTATTCAAAACATCAATTTTAATAATTATTTAGATCCTGAGGATAAGAATTACAATAAGAAAGTGAAACGAATTGAACATTTAATCCCTAAATACAAAACAATTTGGGAGATTTCACAAAAACAACTTATTGATATGGCGGCAGACAGAGCACCATTTATTGATCAATCACAATCAATGAATATATATATGTCTAATCCAACACTATCAAAAATAACCTCATCTCATTTTCACTCTTGGGAAAAAGGATTGAAAACACTTTGTTATTATGTTAGAACAAAGGCAATATCAACAGGAGCCAAACATTTGGCGTTTGATGTTTCAAAAGTAAACCAACAAAAAACCAAAATTGAAACCCCAAAAGTTGACTTTACAAATATGAATTTACCACCAAAACCTGATAATTCGGAGTTTGAGTGTTTTGGGTGTTCATCGTAAGATGGATCGTGTATCATCAAAGAAATCCCGTTTATTCGGGATTTTTTATTTTATAATGTATTTATTCAAAAATTGTTAAGAGTATATTTATTGAATATGGCAAATGGAATAACATACGGTATAAATTTTCCTTTCAGAGATTCGTTTGTTGGTCGATACTTAGATACATCAAATGATAGTGATGAAGAAATAAGAAGTAATCTTGTTCATTTATTATTAAGTAAAAAGGGAACAAGATATTTTTTACCTGATTTTGGGTCAAGATTATATGAATATATATTTGAACCATTGGATGG